TAATTATCGCTTGGAACGCCGGAAGGAGCTCCTGCCCAAGCTCGACGGCCATCTCCCGCGTCTGGCTTTGTAGCTCGCGGATCTGCTGCGCCGCTGACCCGCCGCTCCGAGCGTAGTCGCCGATCGCGTCGGTGGACTGCTCAACTGTCAGTTCGAGGGTAGCCTGCGCCTGGGCGAGTAGCCGCGCCTGTCCAGTGAGATCAGCTTGGCCTTTCTCAAAGAGCCGCTGATTGACGTCCTCTTGCCGTATCACCACGCCGAGCTGTTTAAGTTGTTCTCGCTCTCCGAGGAGTGCAGCAGTAATTGCCCGACTTGCCTGTTCCGTCCCTCCGGCCAGATTGTTGTAGCTCGCGAGATCCGACGCCAACCCCTGCACCTGACTGGACAGCCCCAATGCCTCTTCAGCCGTCGCCCCAAAACCCTTGAGGAGATCGCCGGTCCCCGACAAGAGTCGCTGTGCCTCATCGGTGGAAAGCCCGAACCCTTCCGCGAGAGCTTCGGTCGCCTCATCCGCGCTCTCTTCGATCCCACGGAATGCAACCCGGAACTTGTTTTCTGTTTCCTCAGCCTCGATCGCTGCGCGAATCATTGCGCCACCGGCCGCGAGGAGAGGAGCTGTTACCGCGATAGACAGTCCACGCCCAATCGCCTGGAATCGGTCGGCCGTCCTTTCGAGCTCACGAGTTGATTTCTGGAGTGCTTTCTTGAACTCTTTATCGTCACCGACGATCTTGTACGCCAGTCGCCCGATTATCCGATCAGCCACGTGTTACCCTCGTTTGCGGTATCCCGCTCAAATCCTGTCGCCGCCACTTCTCGGTGTAGCACCAGTCAATCTCTTCCTTCCGTACCAGCGTCATCGCATCCCGCATCATCGGGAAGTCCCACTCAAACCAGAACTCCGCAGGAGTCGCGCCGTAAACCTTCCGGACAACGAGAGCCACCCGCTCCCAGCTCAACCGTCCGCTTTTTTTTACTTCGACCGACGCCCTGCATATCCTTGTTGAGAGCCGCCGCAATAAATGCGTGCTGCTCGTGGCGGTCGCTGTTGGCCTCCCACCATGCCTGATCAAACTCGCCGCTGTTGGCCTCGATGATCGTCTGGATGCACTGATAGGTCAGGCTCTGCCGTCGCTCGGACTCGCTGATCATCTCTGTCTGCATCGCCAAGACATCATCCTCTCCAGCGTCTCCGGACGTGATCTGCGCTTGTAGGTCAGAGATCTTCTTCTGAGCGTCCGCCCCTCCCGATAGGAGTTGCTGATAGAGCTGGTAGGTCGCCATGACAACCCGGCGGATCAGCCAGGTCTGGCCGGAAAGCGTAAGCTCAATCTCCGGCCGCGCCTGACTGGTCAAGTCCACAGTTTTCATCACATATCCACGCCGATCTCGTCGTAGATGTCGAGGAGCTGCTCACCGTCCGATTTGGTGGTGTCAATCGTTCCCTCGATCTCTATCGGAATCGTCGCGACCGAGTCGCTGTCAGATTGCGGAAATGCAATGGTGATCCCGGCGGTATTGACCGCGCTCCAGAGCCTCACCCGGAAGATCTTTCCGCCGATGGTCTTCTCGATCTCTACGATCTTGGAAGTGAGCTCCGCGCTCTTCGATCCCATCTTGAACGAACGGGACGCCGCCGGCGTGTAGTCGTAGTCAACCGTTACCGCTTCGCCCGTGCTGAATGTCGCCGTTCCATCGGTCCGCAGCGCGATGTACCACATCCCGTCTGTGCCCTTGACGAGGGTGTAATCATTGTCAGCCGCCCCATCCCCAGAACTCGATCCGGATACGCTATTGATCGTGGGAGCTACCCCGGTTCCGTTCTGACCCTGTAGACGGATGAGTTGATTCGCAGCCCATCCCGATGTGATCACCTGCTCGGCCCCGGACACCAGCGTCCCCGTCACGCTCGAAACGGTAGCCACGCCGTCAAAGAGCTTCTGCACGTTCGGCAGGTAGAGCTGCATGATGCTGAAACTCGCCGTGGCGGTCATGTTTTTGACAAAATCCTTGATCGTTGTCCCGACCGAACTCACGACCTTCTGTCGGTCGTAACTGACCTGAATGCTGGACTCTCCATCGAGCTCTCCTAGCGAGGTCATAGAGCCGATATCATCACCGATCCGCACCACCGATCCCGCCGGAATGTGTACACTGTCATACGTCGCCATTTTGCTCCCCTTATTTGTACCGGAGCGCCATATCGATGGAGTATGCCCATCGGTACACCGCGCCTATTTGCTCGCTCGTCTCAATCTCGTTTTCGTGCGAGACTGTGACCCATTTTGTCCCCATGTATCCACTGAATCGCGCCAGATTGCGGAGGACGATTCCGGAAACCTCGCGATTCCAATCTCGATCAATCGAGAATACCGTCACCTGCACAAGAGCCGTCCGCAGTAAGACGCGGGAGAATCGGTCGGCATCAATCTCAATGCACTGGATTCCCCACCCCCCTGGGCCGTCGGGCTCATATCCAACTGTGTAGATGTGATCAGATACCAAATCAGTCACGTCTGACAGCGTTGCCAGGTGTCCCGCGAGCATCTGCCCTGCGTCTTCACACACGGCGGAGCTCCTTCTCGATCTCGTCGTAGACTTTCCGACGTATCGCCAACGCCGATTTTCGGATTACCGCATCTTTCGGCATGACCCCGCGATTCGCGCCATCTTCGGTGCTACGCGGCCCAGTCCCCACCTCGATCAACGCCGCAACTGGGTCCGTAGATCCGCCCCGGAGTACAAGGGCCTTCTTATCGACCTCCGCGAACATCGATGCTGCGTAATTGCCGCTCTTGACGTGCTTTCGCGCGCGCTTCTCCAACTCCAGAAGAAATGGTTTAGCCAGCCGATTCAACACTCGGCGTTGAGCATCGCGCTCGGCGTTAAGCATATCAACGCTCAAATCCTCAATAACAACCGCTCGCCGTCGCGCCATTACACCCGCACCTCTCGGTAACTCTCAAACACACTCTTTGCCGACAATGGGACATCGAGCGCGTAGCTCGTCTGCAATCCGTCGATCCCAATCGTTGTCCTGATCCCGATCGTCTGGTTGCGGTCGCGCTGGTACATCCAATCGATCACCTCGCACACGGCACGGGTCAGATCATCCGGTACGAGATAGGTCGGGTCTTCTTCCTCCTCACCCGCCGGAAGCCAATATCCACCGTTATACACAACCTGAATGTTCCGGCTGCCTCGCGGCCATCCGGATCTCCGATACAGCATCCCAATCTCTGCGTCGAGCTGGTAGTCGATAATCGGATCGACCTCGGCGAACTCCTCAATCCCCGCGATCTTAACGCTCGTTACCGATTGGACCGGGAAGCCTCTTGCGTAGAGCTCTTTTGACCCACTCCCGTTTACTGTCTCCGTGTAGTCCCTTGCCGATAGATTGCGCCCGCAGACTCGCTCCGCAGTTGTCGAAGCCGCATCAATATAGCGCTGGAGATCAGCATCACTAATGCCTGGAGCAGACGGTCCCGCCGTCTCAACGAGGTGCGGGAGCCATGCTTTTACGGTTGCGAGATCTACCAGCGCCATCAATTACTCCTCGAAGGCGAGGCCGAAGCCCCGCTCTCTATTCCTCACGCCTCGTCTCCGGGGAGCCCTTTGACGACTACAGCTGCAATTGGCGTCTCAGTCGCATGAGTCCCGCTAAAATCCGCAAGGAGCTTCAAATAGCGCTTCTCACCGACGTAACCAATCTGCGTCACCGTCGCTGCTGCGTGCTCTGCCGTGAGGGACTTGATGATCCCTCCCGTACCGACGCTTCCAACTCCCTGAACGTCGCCAAGATCCACGGCGGCGTAGGTCGCATCGTCGTCTGAGTGGGTGAGTTTAAACTCGATCTTGTTGGTCCCGGTGAACGTAATGCCCCCGGCCCCAATCTGGAGGACGATCTCCGCAGCTCCGAACCCCTGAAGGTCAACTGCCGCCGGCGTGTTGTCGGCTTTAAGAGCCGACGCATCAATTGCCTGGACGACTTCGATGTTATTATGAATATCTCTCATGTTCTTGAGCCTCCTTAGCTCGCTGCCGTTTTGAGGACTTTGATAGCCTCAAAGTTGCGAACCTGCCCGCCGACACGCTTGGTGGTGTAGAACCCCACGAACGGCTTGTTGCTGTACGGATCTCGTAGCACGCGCATCATCACGTGATCGACAATCCGGTAACCGGCCCGGAAGTCTCCGAAAGCCACTGCCAAGTTCCCAGCGGTCGCCACGTTTGGCATGTTGTCCTCTTCGTAGACCGGATACCCGAGCAGGGTTGACGGCTGACCCGCCTGAAAGGACGGCTGCCAGAGATACCGATCCGTGGTCTTGAACTCACGAATAGCCCCAAGGGTGTTGCGGTTGGCGAGAAAAGCCGCGTTGTTTCGGTAACGCGCTTTGAGAGCGTGGATGAGCTTGATCAACGCCTTCTCCGGATTGGTGTCGGCCCAGTCCGCCGCTTTCCCGGTGGCGATGTGCCCGAGCGTACCCCATGCGTAGCTACCGTCTGCAACCGTGTCGTATGCGGTAATCCCGCGGGGCTGCTCAACTCCGTTCCCGGTGATAAACGCCGCGCCCTCAGTCTCCGCAAACGCGACTCCGACCTCGCCCACGAGCCACGAATCGATATTCACCCCGGCATCATCGAGTAACCGTTGCGACGCTTGAGGATTGGCATACAGCTCATGCGCCGTGGTCTCGATTTTTGCGAGCTCAGGAGAATCCGTAGCTGTACGCGCCCCAGTCTCTCCAACAAACGCCGCAGCCGCCCCCGCTTTGGTCACAAACTCAATGAACGACGTACCGGAGCTGATCCGCTGGACGGCCGCAAGCTGACGCATGGCGGTCGTGTCCTGCGCAACCCGGGTGATCTCAGAGCTGATATTGTCCGGCACCAACCAGCCGCCATCCGGATCGTTCTGCACGGTTGCCGAAGCCTGGAACCCCGACTCATCGCCCTTGCGCATGTACGCGTCAAACGCCGCATCAATAACGCGCCGCTGGTTGCTACCCCCGCCGCCGAGCGCCATCTTGTTGAGGGTATTTTCGACCTCATCAACGCGCTCGATCTTCGCGGCGTACTCGGACATTTCCGCGCCGATCTTCTCAAGCTTCGCCGAGAGCTCGCCTACCCGCTGCGTGTTGCCCGCCTCGGCCGCCTCGATCTTCTCTTCAACCGCTTTTTTGTGCTGGCCCCAAAGAGTCTTTTGCTCTTCAATTGCCATTTTGATTTCTTCAGACATCTGTTTCTCCTTTTTGCATCACGGCGGTGAGCTCGCGCATTGACGTCACGTAGTCAGGATCCCCCTGGCTTTTCCGCTCTGGCTCCCCCAGAACAGTTTTCGACGAGTGAGCGATTCTCTCGGCCTGTGAATTCGTGAATCCTAAAGCAATCAACGATTGCTCAAATTGACGTTCCGTTTTCGGTCGGTCCCGCTGCTTCCGCGCCGCCACCAGCGCCGATGGCGTCTCTTGATATCGATACTGCGACCAGTCAAACGCCAGCGCAGCGATCTCCCCGGTCCCCGAGATCTCGTCGGCAAAGCCTGCGGTATACGCCTCTTCTGGCGTGTACCAGGTTTCGGCGTCCATCGCCGCGCCGATTTCCTCCGCACTCATGCCGGTCCTCTTTGCATAGATCGGTATCATTTCACCCCGGATTTTTTCGAGAGTTTCAGCTCGCGCCCGGAGATCCTTCGCTTCCCCGACGGCCATCGACCACGGATTATGGATCATGAAGAACGTACCCTCAGCCATCCGCAACGACGCCCCCGCAAGCGCAATCACCGACGCGATAGACGCAGCAACTCCCGAGATGTTTACCGTTACCCGATCGCGGTGCTTTGCGATTGTGTTGTAGATCGCCATCCCGTCGAATACATCGCCACCAGGGCTGGTGATATCAACGATGATCTCCCGACCCGTATCCGCAGCAGCATCAAACTCTCTCTTAAAATCCTCCGCTCGGACTCCCCACATATCAATAAAGTCATAGATACGGACCTCGATAGGCCCGCTTCCCTGCGCTTTGATTCGATACCAGCTTGATTTCATTCCTTCCCTCCTCCGGATTCCGGATTGGATTTGAGGCCCTCTGGCACCTCTTCGCCTACCGGCTGCATGTTGAGAGGGTGTAGGTATTCATCGCCCCCTCTATTGGATTGAGATTTTCCTTTTCTCTGATATCGTTCGCGCTCAACCATCCCCAGTTTCGACCGATCGCATACGCTTGATATCTACTCTTCAAGTCGCCCCGCGCCAGCCCGTCAACGTTGAACTCCGGGAGCAAATCAGATCCTCGGAATAAATCACGAGTCAACGCCTGCTCCCAGCGCACCAACCACGGTCTTAGAGCATGCTTTACAAACGCAAGGTCCTGGTGTTCGATGTTGGAAAACGTCGCCCGCTCAAGATCGCCGATCATGTGAGGAGGCACCCGAGTAATGCCGGAGATCTCCGACCGGGAGAACTTCCGGCTCTCCAAGAACTGCGCGTCATCGTTGGTCATCGAAAGGCGCTCAATTTTCATGCCTTCTTCAACGATGAGCGTTTTCCCCGCGTTGTCAGATCCGGAATATCGCTGATCAAAACTCTCACGTAGACGCTTATGCGCGTTCTCGCTCAACGTCTGCGGGTGCATGAGCGCCATCCCAGGATTGGCCCCATTTTTCCAAAGGCGGTTTCCGTGCTTCTGTTGACCGAGAGCTCCGCCGATTACCTCGCGCCCCCACGTGAGGAGAGAAACTCCAGTCACCCCATCGATCGAAAGCCCGCGAATATGCACAACGTCTTCTTGCGTCAGGAGTACCGGTATTTTGCTCCGCTCAGCTGGAATGAACTTGTAGGTAAGGCGGTAGTTCGCATCTTGCTCAACAACGACCTGATCAGGATTGATCGGGATAAGCTCCCGCACAACTCCACCAGCCCTCGATTTATACGCGTACGCATTGCCGCGCATGATCAGGTGGTAGGTAAGAAGCTCCCTGAACTCAAACGACGTCTGCCACGAGTTTGGCTGCGAGTGAAGGAGGTTGTAGATACGCTCTTCCGTTGCCCGCTCTTTCCCCCCGCCTTCAAGCCGCCGATAAACCTCAAGAGGAAGCGATGCAATTGACTCCGTGAGCACCCTGACCGCCGCAAAGAATGCACCAACCTTCATTGCCGTCGATTCATTTACCGCCGATCCTGAATCACTCTGATTGGCAAGGCTCAGCTCATGCAAGAAGTCGTCTACCGACATCGCTTGAGGATTGGCAAACGCTCGGAGCCGATCTCGGAACCTCGTTGATTTATTCATAACGATAGAACCCCGCGATCTTCGTAAACGCTAATCGATTTCTGACTATCGCTACTGGCCAAATCAAGCGCCATTATCGCGGCAACAATCCCGTCAATTCGTTTGCCATACGCATCGCGGCGGGGCTTCATCGGCATGATGTTTCCTTGGCGATCCTCTTTAAGCTCGACATTTGACATCATCCACGCGGCAACTGGATTGTCGCCGTGGGCAATCTTCCCATCGAGCACGTATCGTTCGAACAACTGAGACGGCGCGGTCATTCCGCTATACCGCTGAGCAAACTTTACTAATTCGATTTCACCATCAAGCTCCCGCTCAAAGTTTCCCGCGTGCCACGGATCGTACCCAATCGATTTTGCTCCAAATCGGTTTGCGTCTTCCCGGATCACATCGAGCACAACGCCATAGTCTACCGTCTCTCCGTGCGTGGTGATGACATGCCCATCTCGTACCCACGCCAAATAGTCCACCTGATCACGATGTGCCCGCTCTATCAGGCCATCCTCAGGAATAAAGAAACGCCATATCAGTGGGTGCCGCCCGTCTTCTCTTTCCGGGAATGCCCAGCATACGGCGGTAATATCCGTGGTCATAGAAAGATCAAGTCCTCCAGCAGGACCGGCCCCTTCGAGCGACGACTCATCTACCGGGGAGCTCCCTCGCATCCAGACTGCGTGATCCATCCATCTCGTTTCCGAGTTGAGCCAAACATTGAAGTTTTTGTGAGTAAATCCGATGTCTTTCTCGGGCTACCCTTCGATTCTGAGATACGCTTCTCGAGATACTCCCGATAGAAAGAAACCCCGATATTCGGATTACTCTTTACCCACAGACTTGGGTCTTCCCATCGGTCTCCCTCATCGAGGGTATAGATGATGCCCCATATGTGCTCAGGAACAGGATCGAGCGAGCCGTCAAGGATCTTTGTTATTAGATTGCGCTCTTCCTGGTAGGCTGGCCCGTTGGTGTTTGTCCCAGCGGTGGTGATTATCAACGTGAGAGGTTGACGCCTTGCGCCCATGCCGGACTCATAAACGTTGATGAGCTCATTTGTCGGGTGCGCGTGGTACTCATCCACTAGGATCGCGTGAGGATTCCAGGAGTCTTGGCTTTTGTGGTCGCGGGAGACGGGAGTCATAAAGGCCGCAGGGTCATCAAGTTTTACCAGGCGGTGAGAGCTTCGGTATTCCTTGACTCTTCCGGATAGTATCGGATTTCTCGTGTTCTGACGGACAGCCTCGTCATAGGCTTTTCGCGCCTGATTCCGGTCAACGGCAAGAAAGAACTGCTCTGCACCAATCTCTCCGTCAAGATGCCACGCTGCATTGAGCATCGCGCCACCCTCAACAGTCTTCCCATTCTTCCGCGCCACCTCTCGGTATGCTTTTGAAAATCTACGCAACCCGGAATCTCGATGCACCCAGCCAAATATATTTGCCCAAGCGAACTGTTGCCACGGCTCAAGCTTGATCTTCCCAGAGAACCCTTGCGTATGCTCGAGCTGGTGGGCAAAAGAGATGTACCGTTGCGCCCTGAAGTCTTCAAAAATATAAGGAAATGCGTCGGTGCCCTGTAGGTCAAGATCCGCATACCATCGATCAACGGCAAGGTTTACCCATTTGCACGCTACCTGATCTCCTGACCTGACATCGGCTGCATACTGGTGGTACGTGAAAGCGTCAGACAAGACGAGCGCTCCAAACATGAATACCAACAGCAGCTTTCGGCACATCAACCTTGCCCCTCCAGCAGCCTGGACATCTCATCCTCGGGATTCTTATCCGGGATAGCCGAGACCTTCGCTCTCGACGCGGGAGACATCCCGAACTCTGAAAGAAGGCCCCTGACTGTCCCGATAGCTCGGGTCATAGCTGCATATTCCGGCATCGTCTGGGAATTGCGGCCGTCCATGTACTCAGCAAGATTTCGCTTTTTGGCTTTCCCGTCGTCGCCGATGGTGTGATATACCGCCCATTGTGATTCACGATATTGCCCGTACGCCTCGCAGAGCATTTCGAGTGCTACCAGATCGTGATCCGTCATGATCCGAGATCCAGATAGCACGGGAGCAAGCTCTTTCCATTTTCGTTTTGCGTACCGGTTCAGATGCGATGGAGGACGTGGGACATCTGGGAGAGCCATCGCAGTCGGCTCATTCGGGTTTGCTCTATCAGCTCGGTAGGTGCCCTGCTGCATGTGCAATATCGTCGGCTTTCTGTTGTGCCCGCCGCTACCCATCGTGCGCACCCCTTACTGATTTGCCGTCAGAGTGAATGTCC